TATAATTTAGTTAATTCGATTTCTTCATTGGTTTTGGGAGATTCCATGGAGTTAGGTACACATCATATTTTCATAGTAAGTTCTTCATCTTTTTGTTTTAAGAAGTATTTTTGTCCTATAACGTACACCGCACCATTAAGCGGGTAGAAAACAACTTATAGCGCTGTAAGTTGAGTTAGTGGGGAGTAGCTCACCAAAGAGCGAGAGGGTAAACTTTAGTGGGTTGCACCTTCAAATATCCGAAAGGGGGTTATGCGAATAATGAGCGCATAGCCCTTTTTTAATATGTGAAAGGGGTTGATAGTATGGCCAAAGGCAATAAGGGCGGGAAGGGTAATCCAAAAGGCTCTAACAATGGTGGAGGCCCAAGAAACCAATATTATGCTAAAGAAATTGATAAGAAATTGCCAATCGTTGAAGGTTGGGCGAGAGATGGCGCAACAATTGAACAAATAGCAATCAATATTGGTATCAGACGGGAAACATTGTATAAATGGATGCGACAATATCCCGAACTTAAAGAGGCGATTGACAAAGGGCGAGAAATAACGGATCGAAGAGTAGAAAACGCATTATATAATAACGCAATGGGCCAGGAAGTATGGGAAGAAACTCAAGAATTAAGGCCAATTGTTATTAAGGGTGAAATTCAATATAACGAGGATGGCACAATTAAAGCGGAAATGGTAACAGTAGAGCGCAAGAAAAAGTTTATTCCAGGTTCAGCAACGGCCCAAATTTTTTGGCTTAAAAATCGTAAATCGAATGTATGGCGTGATAAGCAAGAAGTACAGCACAGCGGAAACATTGGGTTAGATGTTTCTTATTTATCGGATGATGATTTAGAAAAGGAATTAAAACGATTAGAGGCGTTAGAAAATGGCAATAAGTAGGGCAGATCAAGAAAAACGTTTAACTTTGCTAAGAGAAAAACGCATAAGGTTATCACGCCATGAATTATGGGAGTTTTGCAGAACAATTGACGATGATAAATTTTATAGCCATGAGAATTGGCATTTAAAATTAAATTGTTGGGTATTGCAAGCCCTATATGAAAGACGATTAACCAAAGAAAACTTTATTAAAGCCTCTTATGAGATTTGCCCTAATTGGTTTGTTAAAAGTAATTCCTTTACTGAATTAGTTGATCGTTTACAAGATGATTTTGTTTATAGAAAGTTAATGCAAAATCTACCACCAAGGCTAGGTAAAAGCCGTACATTGGTTAATTTTTGTAAGTGGGTACTTGGTAAGGATATTACAAATAAAATCATTACAGCCTCTTACAACGATGATATGGCGCAAACATTTAGCCGTTATACTAGGGACGGAGTAGAGCAACCAAGAGCTTTCCCGCATGATATTGTTTTTGAGGATGTTTTCCCAGGTACGAAATTAAAAGAGGGAAACGCCTCCTATAAAGAATGGGCCTTAGAAGGTAATTTTTTCAATTACAAAGGCGCAGGGGTTGGCGGTTCAGTAACGGGAAAAGGTTGTAATATCCAAATTACTGATGATCCTGTCAAAGATGCGAGCGAGGCGTTTAATGAAAACCGATTAGAAACAATTTGGACTTGGTATACAGGAACTTTTATGTCGAGGGCTGAACAAGATTCAATTGAAATTGTAAACATGACGAGATGGGCCAAAGGCGATGTTTGCGGGCGTATTCTTTCAAATGAAACGGAGAGTAAAGAATGGTTTATATTCTTACTTGAGGCTTATTACGAAAAAGAAGAGCAATATTTATGTCCTGCATTACTTGGCGAAGAACGTTATAAGCAATTAAAAAGGAATGTTGAGCCGAGTATCTTTGAAGCTAACTATCATCAAAAGCCCGTAGATGTGAAAGGGCGATTGTACCAAGGTTTTAAAACCTATGATAATTTGCCTCATGACGAGGAAGGAAACTTACTCATAGAGGGAATTATTGATTATACCGATACAGCAGATACAGGAAACGATTTTTTAGCAAGTATTGTTGCAGGTGTTTACAAAGGACAAGCTTACGTTTTAGATGTTCTTTACACTAAAGAAGCTATGGAAACAACAGAGCCACAAACAGCAAAATTATTATTCGATAATGAGGTACAAATTGCTTATATCGAAAGTAATAACGGAGGCCGAGCGTTCGCCCGTAACGTTGACCGCTTGTTATGGGAAAATCATAAAAGTAGATCAACAACTATTGAATGGTTTCACCAATCGAAAAACAAGCAAGCTAGAATATTAGCAAACTCTAATAACGTACAGAAAAACATTTATTTTCCTGTTAATTGGGCTACAAAGTGGCCGTTATTCTATAACGCATTGATGAATTACCAAAAAGAAGGTAAAAACAAAAATGACGATGCGCCCGACGCTTTAACGGGTTTATTTGAAATGATAGACGGCCCAAAAGTGAGGGTAAGAGTTTTATAAATTCATATAAAAAGGGGATGTTTTGTTATGTCAATGGTAGTCGATTCTATGAAAATTACAGGTAAATTACGAGTTAAACAGTTTAGAAATGGCGAACTAGTAAAAGACAGCGGTTGGATGAATAACGTTATTACAACAGCAGGTAAAAACGCATTAGCGAGCTTGTTAAATAGTGCAAGCGCAGGGACAAGTTGGGTAACGCATATTGGCTTTGGTACATCAACAACGGCTGTAGCTGTAGGTGATACGGTACTAGGAGCAGAGGCAAGCGGGAGTGGGTACGCAAGAGCAAGTGTAACACGTTCAAACCCAACAGCAAACGTTATTCAATACGTAGCGACATTACAAAATATCACAGCTTCTATAACATTCCAAGAGGCGGGATTATTTAACGCAAGTACAGCAGGCACGCTAGTAGCTCACCAATTATTAGGAGCGCCTTACACGTTAGCACAATCAGCGGATAGTTTACAGGTTACATGGCAAGTTACAATTAACTAAGGGGTGATAATATGAATTATTACTTAGTTGATAAAACAGGGGACGGAACGAGAAATACACCTTTCAGACCTAATATTACTGATCCGACTATTTCTTATGTTTGTTTAGAGGTTGGTAATCAATTCTTAGTAGGAACGAATGATTTTTTAGTAAACACTCAAATAACTAACTTAGAAACATTTTGTAATGATAATTCAATCAATTACCAAGATGTTTTAAAGTGGTTTGTAGGTGATTAAATGACAACTTATTTATCAATGAACGGTACAAGCGACTATTTGCAATTACCAACTATGACAATGAAAAAATTTGTTATAGATGCGTATTGGGAATTGCCCGCAACTAATTACCATATGTTATTAGACACTAGGGTAGGCGAAGTAAACGGGTATGTTTATGCCATGGCGGATGGTTCAACTATTAGCGCAGGAGCAACTTTTTCTTTATCTCCTGCAATTACATTTAATACTAGGCAAACAGTTACTTTTAATGCGATTAATAATATTGATGGTAACGGAAACTTTACCGACAATCCGACTATTTTCGCTAATAATACAGGCGGGGAAAATTATAAAGGTAAAATTTATAGTATTAAGTGTTATAACGCTAGTAACGTACTAATTGCTAATTACGATATGACAACAGGAACAGTACAAGACCAAACAGGAAACGGAAACCATGCAACTTTAACAGGTGGCACATGGCTAAATTATAATGTTTTAGTTTCCGATTCATTTAATAGAGTTAATAATACAACTTCACTTGGTACAACTGATTCTTACGCAGGGGGAACGGCTAAAGCGTGGCAAATATTCGGTAATGCGGTATACGGCATTAACAATAACCAAGCGTATGTATCACAAATTGCATCTAGTGGGCATGGATCGGCTTATGTCGAAGTTAATAAAGCAGATGTTGCAATAACTGTTACATTTTCGAATATTGATCCTGCTGAATTTCCGAAAATAGCCTTCCGTATTGTAGATGCTGAAAATATGCTAATGTTAATGGCTGATACAGGAACAGGTAATTATCTTTTATACAAATATGTAAGCGGATCATCAACAGATATTGCAACAGGAACAACTTTTACAAATGGTGATACTATCCGAGTTGAAGCAAGTGGATCAAATATTAAAGTATTTAAAAACGGTACAAACATAATAAATGTTACTGAAACTAGTTATCAAACAGCTACAAAGCATGGGTTAATGCTTTATAAATATCCAAATTCAAGATTGGACAATTTCATTGTTGAAGATTTAGCAACGGGTAATTCGTATACCGTCAATTTATCTGATTCAATTAGTTTATCTGATTCAATTACTAATAAAACAGTAACGAGTAAAAAAACGTTAACTGATTCACTTTCATTAGTTGATAACCCAATTGTAAAGCGAGCTACTTATAATAAATCATTAGCGGATACAATCACATTAACCGATTCATTAAGCAGGCAATACTCAGCTTTAAAATCATTAGTCGATTCAATAGCGTTAACCGATTCTATGAATAGTAATTTTTCTA